CGCTAGAGCAAGTGCAATTTTTTTCATGTTAAGTTAATTACTTTGTAGTTTTTGTGTACTCAACACCACGATACCTTAGTTTTACAGTCATTGTAATACTCCAGTACCACACCCCCGTTCCATGATGTGGTTTCATGCGTTCCCGTTAAGGAATGAACGGACGTGGTGTGAGGTGGCTTCTACTGTATCGATCTACGAGCCGCCTTAATAATTTATATCACCTGTTCCACCAGAGGTTCCTCCACCTCCAGCGTCGTCGGTTAAAGGTTGGTCACCTTTTAAACTGCCGCCACCAGCACTAGTTCCACCGGAACCAGGGGTAGTGTTAGGGCCACCAATCTTCATACCAGATTGTTGTGTACCAGATGCTCCAGTCGAGTGCATATTAGCAGAACTATCGGGATAAAGTTCACGCCCTTGGGAATCTGTTTTAATTATTTTCTTTCCTTCAGCGTCATACTCTGATCCCCAGCGGTTCTCTAAACCCAGAGCTCGCCTCATTTCTACTGTTGCGCACATAATATTAGAATGCTAAGTCTGATCGATCAAGTTTTTCTATAATGTCTTGACGATATGCAGGATCTTGATCATATCTAGGATCTGACATGGCCGCAACTAATTCTGGCTGACTTCTAAAGACATCACCGCTAGACTTAGGTGCTTTACCTGTGTACATTCTCCCTTCATACCCTGTCGCGTCTTCGTATTGTGCTTTCAAACCATTTACTGCGAGTTGTATTGCTCCGGCATTGCCAGAATCTAGAAGATTATCAAATGCTTCAATAACATTTTGATCTAAATTAGACGCTGCCCAGTCTGTCATCTGTTGATACTCAGCTTCACCTCCTACAGAATTCTTAATAGCATTAGCATCTGATTCTGATAGGTCAGCTACTTCTGCAGCTGGTACTGGGTTAGCTTTAGTGTACTCCATATATGCGGAGACTAAATCTTGGCTGGACATACTAGAGAATTTCTCTATAGTTTCAGGTGATAATTCCTCTCCATTATTCCAGTACTCTTCAGATGCATCAACAATTAATTGAGCTCCTTCAGAATAGTCTTGAGAACCTTCTTCAGATTCTTCTGGCAGCACTTCTTCTTGTTCAGTTTCAGTACTATCTTTTGTTTCATTGGCACCTAATTTAGCTTCAAGTTCAGCGTATGCTTTCTCTAATTCCTGAGCGTTCTTGTACTTACCAGCAAGAAGTTGTTCCTGCTGGTTTTCCATCTCAGTACCAACCTCCAGAGAGTTCTGTTCCTCTGGAGTTAAGTTTTGTTCCGTGGTAACTGTATCAGTCCCCGGATCATAAGTCATTGTCTCTGACATATTATTCTTGTGGTGGTGCTTGTTGTTGTTGTGCTGCCATTTCTTCAGCTCCTATCTGCAAACGATCTCCTATCATATCACTAAGATCATTGAACCCATCTGGATTCTTAGACGGATCCATCATAGGTGTTCCCATAATTTGACCTGCTTGTCCAACCAAACTTCCAGCTACTTGCTGTTGTTGAGCAGCGGCTGATTCTTGCTGCATCTGTTGTTCAGTCTTAATTAGGTTAAGTACATCAATACCTTGTGCAGTTGCAAGACGTTTAATAGCTTCACCAGGATTGAGGTACTGCATCAATGCTTCTGGTCCAAGCGTCTGTGCAATGGTACCTATGAATTGCGTGAGTGCTTCTCTATCCTGTCCTCTACCTAACGCATTTATACCAGCTACAATAGTAGGCCTAGCTAAATCTTTAGGTATCTTAGGTAGTTGATTTGTACGATTAAGTACTAGCAACGTTCGGTTTAGATATGGTATTAAGAATTCAACCGTGAGTAAACTGAAGAGCCCTCCCAATTGCTGTTCTAATTCCATTTGTGTCAGCCTAACTTCCTCCGCTGTAGTACGTTCTGATTGACGTACATTCAGTACAAGGAAGGCATCAGATAATCTCCTTTCTATTTGTTGAGCTAAGTTAGCAGCTGTAGTAAAATCAGCTGTCTTACCTACCTGTATAACAGCAACATCTTCAGGTCTACCCTGAACAATTGCACCGTTACCAGCGTCGGCTATAGTCTTTGGTTTAGTGGTCGATGATGGTGATACAAGGAAGACAACCTTTGCGGCTGCTGCAGAGCCTTCTACGAGTGCCTGAGAGAGTCCTTCAAGTGATTTAAGATCACCAACAAACTCCTCCACTCTACCTCTACCATAATCTTCTCCATCCACCGTGTTAAATCTGAGAACTAGCCAAGGTGATGCATTTCTAGGAGCTGTACTCCTTGTACCAGGCATAATCATATCATATGCTTCCTGATACCATACCCACCTTCCACTCTTCTCATCCAATTTGACGCAAGTGTATACTTCTACGTCATCATCATCTGAACCTGTCGAATAATTATCGTTAGGTCTGTTCGGACCCTTCGCATCTCCAGGGGGTTCAAACCCTAAGATCTTTCGATTAATAAGTTCCTTTGTAACTATTTCTAATACGTTACCGTTACCGTCACGATTTACTACGTAACGATGTAGTGGAAAATTCTTTAGACCATCCTTACCCATAAAGATTAAGGAGTTACCACCTACAATCAAATGTTTAAGTGCTTGGTGTACAACAACACGATCACTAGAAGCAGCGATGTAATCCATGACCATCCTTTCCATCTTGGAGAAAGATAAGTCTAGTTCACTCCTGATCTGTGGATCAAATTCTGTACCAAGTTTATCATCCCTTACTTGTAGCTTGAAGAATGTGGTGTTAGGAGGTAGTAAAGCTAGCATCAATTTAGCTGCTAGAGTTACCACCGCCTTTGCACCTACACTTTGCCATGGAGTAACAAATGATTTACGGTCTATCTTTATAGAATTATCATCAGTAATTAAATAAGGTAACGTGAGTTTAGAACATTCAACTGCTGAGTCCAGGAACTGCGAACGGTTTGTAGACAGTTGATTGTATCTCTCACGTGCCGTCATACGTTAATTCCTCCGGTTGGAGATCCTCCACCTGGATTTACACCAGGATTTAATGGTATTCTTAGGCTTCCTGTTCCACCTTGTAGATACGGGTTCGTATCTTTCTTACTCTTCGCCCTCTTGACCCGTGGGTTTACGTCACTGTCCTTATCCAGTGGCTTAGGTACGGGTACTGGTCGCCTTGGTGGCAACGGTGGTGGTGGTGGCGCTGGTAATGGTGGTGGTGGTGGGGGCGCTGAGCCTCCTCCGCCTCCTCCTCCTCCGCACATTAGATTTCATCCTCCATGATAGATTTAATGTATTCAATAACGCTAGCTTGACCCGCACGATACATAATTGATTCGATCGGTTCTTTAGGATGAACTGGTTTCCAACCGAAGTTAGAGTCAAGCTTGCTAATTAGTTCATCCAGTCTACTGTTATGTAGCTTAAGCGTATTTAGGGAGATTGGTGTTTGCATGTTCAAAGAATGCTGGCATTCGCGCTGTTTTTGTAGAAATTAATTCTGGTGCTTTGCCTTCATACATTAAACGATCGCTTACATCTAGCCAGAATTTTTTGTCCAAATATTTACAGGTAGTATTTATACCTAGGGGTTGAAGAACCCAGTTAATGGTGGCCTTCCTAAGTTTATCCAGAGAAGGAGAAGGAGATAAGCCCAACTCAGTACATACAAGAGTATTCGTTCCGACATGGATCTGCTCGTCCCTGGAGATATCGGCAGATACAGTGCGAAGAGCAGCATCCCCATTAAACCTAAACAAAGGGAGTAAAACGAAGAAGATGGCCCGCTCTGCGACCAGAGCTTTGGTAATTGTATGATCAGGGTGTTCAATCCAGGCATCTCTTAATAACTTCCCTTCTTTTTCTTCATTTTCATCTGCGCCTATAGCATTTACTATGTACTGTAAAGCAATATCATGCTTTATTTCATCTTTAACATTTGATTCAAGGAGTTGGCGGGCGTTATCTGGGACACTCTTTTCAAGTGCTTCATTAATAAACTCTCCAACTGGCAACTCCATATGGCGTATTGCCAGAGCACGCTTGATGGTTTCTTCTGATCCATCACGAAACGTACCCTTGGTTCCTTGGACTGGTGTCCATTTTCTTTTTCTTTCTAATAAGGTAGTATAAGGATGTGTTCTCATTACTCTTGACAATCACAGGTTATCGGCTCAGGTTTACTGAGAATATCCTGCAAGTAATCATCGACTTCCGATTGATCTAATGCTGCATACGCATCGGTCTTGTCTTGTGTGTCTCCCATTACTTGTAGGCTGTAGTAAAGGGAGGTCTGCGGACTTAGCAGCCACTCTTCTACAAATTCCCTATCATAAGTCACGACATCGGACCATGAATTGAAGGAATATCCGTGAAGAAGTCCCGTATTTTCATACATAATCATCAGTTGATCTGCTACTTTCTTGTAAGCATCCCAACCAACTTCACTAGCGATTTCTACATCGCCGTATTGATATCTTTGTACACCAAAGGTACCGCTATCGCGATCAACCCAGGTGGATATAGGTGGTGCTATTTCTGGTGTAGCTGTATAGCCATCCAGACTCTCACTCTTATATGAGCAAGAAGCAGTAGGAGCTATAGCAAAAGCTCTTACCATATTATTTTCTTCGGCGATATCGGCGGCACGTTGAATGCCTAGCATAAGATTGAACGCTAACTGATAACCTATACCAGTACCGTACTCACCTTTATTAACGTTCTCTAATTCTCTACCAAACTCTTCATAAGTTACTCGGTATCTTCCGAGAAGGTTGGCGAGGCCGAGTACTCCGAGCCCAACTTGGCGGTCGATATCAGCTGGCAAGTATTCTCCAGTTGCTCCAACACCTGTCCGGCTATGGAGGCTGCACAGCTCGGACATACCTTCATCGAAAGCCTGCTCGATGTTTCCAACACTACAGGCTGAGAGATTGACATGCTGTAACAGGCATGTCCCACGTGAGGGCAAGTAAACCTCAAGACAGACGTTGCCATAGATTCTTTCTCCTTTGTTGTCATATTTTATTTTGTTCAGCCAGATATCACCTGACTTAATACCTTGTAGTAAGTTATCTTTTACTTGATTAGATGCGTTGTTCCATTTTCCCGGATCAATATCGACGCACCTCTTGACCCAGGAGAGCTCTTCTCGTGGAGCATTAATAAAATCAAGGATATCGGCATGGTCAAGATCAAGATGAAGTACAACAGCACCATTCTTGTAGATCCCGCCTCTTCTAAGTGTTTCATTTAATGTTGAGTATATTTTACCAAACGATACCGGTCCAGAAGCTGTAAGACCTTTGCCGTTTTCTGCTCCTTTGGGACGGAGCTTAGATAAATGGACCGCAACTCCTGCGCCAAATCTGAGTCCATGGGATACATATCTCCAGCTTGCTTCGATTCCATTTTCTCCCTCCATAGAATCCTCTACGACGA